GTTTTTAACTCGTTTACTAATTCATAATAGTTAAGCAAGTTAATAACGTTATCATCATTTACAGATGATTTTTTACATAATGGTTTAATCATGTCTCTAGTCTCAGTTAATTTTACAGCTACTGCTTTGTCTTCCACTTTTTTAGAATATCCAGTAATTGTTTTTTTAACTTTTTTGATTTCTTGGTTGAGATAAGACTTAAGAGCAGGGCTATTAGTAACGCTGTTAACATATTCTTTTAATAGTGTTTTTTGGTTGTCTTGTAAACCACTATACTTACTGTTGAATTTTTCAAGTAAAACTTTGTAAGTTAGTAATCTAGTGTCACTGTCTTGTTTACTAAAGTTTTCTAAAACTGTGTCTTTTTTAACTACTGTTGGTTTTACAGTAATGTGTTCTAAAAGTGTTGTTTTAGATTCTACAATAGATGTTGGTGATGCATTTTTATTTTCAATTAAATTAAAAATAGATGCCATTACCTTATACTCAGAAATTTTAGCTTTAAAGAAATCGTTTACATTATATGTATTTTTTATTTCTTTTATTAGATTATATTTCTCTCTTCTTAACTGACTTTTATTTAATTTCCCGTGTGCCTCAATTAATGTATTAATTAACATTGTTGCTTTACTATCTTCTTTGTACTTTTGAGACGTAAATGTATGATATATTTTATATTCTTTTAATAGAGTAGAATTACCACTAAAATATTTTTTAATAATTGATAAGGCCTTAGGCGTATTACCAGCAATAGTATCAGCTGTTAACTGCCTAGTTAGGAGTTCAAATAAAATTCCAGTATTCTTGTACTTAGAATGTTTTACTTTCATTGTTTGTTTATAAATTCGAATTTATCTATATATAAATATAGACTTATTTCTGAGGCTTGATGTTTTCTTCAGATAACATTCCATTTTCATTTGTTTCTTTTATAATCTGCTTCTTATTGCGAAGTTTTTGAAGAGATTTTTTTAAACTTTTAGCTTCAAATGTAGATACTTTATTACCATCTGATGGTTTTTCCGCTTTAGGGGATGATTGTCCTCCTTTACCTAATGGGTCTCTACTAAAGTTCCCTTTGTCTGAACCATAATTTTGAGGTTTTTCTACTGGGCGTCCTGGTTCTTTTTCATCATATCCTGTTGGGACTTGAGCTGGCCCTACTGACTTATCTCTTTTATTACCATACAATGAAGCTAAATCATGAGGTGTACCATATGATATACCAGATTCTGCAGGATCATTACCTTCATTTTCAAGTTGTGACATTCTAAATTTATGTAATGCTTCAACTATTTGTTGGTCTTTTTCTCCTTCATACTGGTCAGGAGATAATCCAAATACATTTTCATAAACCCAATCTTTACTAAATAAACCCTTATCAATCATTTCACCAGCAACTGTTGTTTTTGCTGTAAATAATTCTATTTTTTCTTGTTCATAAATAATTGATGGTGTAGTTAATTCTAAAGAAAAATCAACTAATTGTTCGTCTGTAAATCCTTGTGAATATAAATGTACTAATGCTATTTTAGTTAATTCTGATTCTACTATTCTTTGAACACGTTCAACAGTACGAGCAAATCTAACATCCATACCTGCTAATGTTGATTTTCCTTCTACCCCCTCATCATATCCTAAATAAGGTTTAGGAATTTTTAAAGCAGCCATCATTTTACTTTTTAAATATTCAATGTCTGTTGTTCCATCATAATCTAAACCTTTTGTAGTTTCGATTTTTGTTGAATTGTCATTACCTCTTACTGGAATGTAAAAATCCTCAGAGATATTTTGCATATTGTATTTTAAGTTATAATCACCTGTTTGTTGATCAATATAAGGTGTTTTTTTCATTTTATTAACTGTTTCAGCCATAAACTGTTCAACTTGTTCTGGTGGTATAGCTCCTACATTAATATAAAATGTTCTTTTTTCAGGTGCTCTCATGATTCTATGAATTAACATAGCATCTTCCATTAACATTAATTGTTTAAATACTTTACGAGCTGGTTCTAAAAATGCTCTACCATAAGGAAGATAATTAGAATCTGTAAGTAATCTAAAATGTGCTACTTCGTAATTTTCTAGTTGGAATTGGTCTCTTCTAATTGTGTTAGTTGCACCTGAAGCTAAACCATTGGGATCCATTGTAAATCTAGTGTAAGATGGGTTTTCAGGGTCTGTTCCCTCTTCTCTTACTACTTCGTACACTGATAAAGGAATAACATTATATACTCCGTATTTTTCAGACACCTCCATTTTTAAATAAAAGTCTCCATACTTACACATATTTCTAATCCATGTAGATAAATTAAATTCTACATTTAAAACATCATAAAATAGATTATGTAATACTTTTCTAATATTTTCATCAGCTGATTGAATATTTAAAACCTGACCAAATTCATTTCTTGAAGTTGTTTCATCAGCCATAATATCTAACGCAGCTGCTATAATAGGGTCATGATCCATTGCTTCATAATCACTATAAAGCTGTAGTCTCATTGACTGATAGTTCAGTGTTGGGTTGTATTGTAATGATGAACCTACAGGTTTATGTAAACGTGTAAATCTATCGTAAAGTGAATTAGATGCTAGGTTTCCATACTTTTGGATTCTTCCAGTATCCATTACCTTTAACTTCTTCCCACCAATGTTTCTAATGATTACATCACTCGAAAATAATCGTTGTAATCTTGTAAATAAACTAGTATCTGCCATTCTTTTTTGTTTGTTATAAATATATTAAAGGAGCCAAGTCAAATCTTGTTGACCTTTATCTCCCATATCTTGTGTCCAACCTGCTTGTTTTTTGTTTACCCCACCTGATGTATAAATACCTGGGGTACTTTTTCCTAAATTTCTTAATGTAGCTCTGGTTAAATCAATTCCTTGTTGAGCAAATTTTAATGCTGTGTCTCTTACATAACATCCTGTTGCTAAAGACATAACTAAATCATCATTATATCCTGTTTGTGCTTCTGCTCTTCCATTTTTCCAAATAAAAGTACGAAGTTCTTCCATTGTTCTTTGCCCTTGGATTATTACTGACTTTTCTCTCATATAAGCATCTAACTTACCTATAGTTAAAGGTCTTGTTTTCATACTCATTGTAAAACCAGGAACCATTTTTGATGTGTCAGTTATGTCATATCCTTTAGCTAAAAATGCTTCAGCATTTGTTGCTGCGTCACCTTTTGGTGAATAATATAAATTTTGGTAGCCTTTATCAATTACAATTTGAATTGTGTTCCAACCTATATTAGCATTTTCAATTACAAGTAATGCATTATTATATTCAGTTGCAATTGCAACTAACATATGACCATATTCTTTTGTACCAATTTGTGCTTTAAATTCACCAATTTGTTTGGCTTCTTCAATGTCAATAATATGAAAAGCAGAATAATCTTTACTGTCTCCCCTAGCTACATCGGCTACAATTAGATATTTTCTTGTATAATCTGGATATTCCCAAATGTGTAAACTTCCATCTATACCTCTTTTTTCTACAGGTTCACATATAAATGTTTTTTCATAGTAAGATAAAAGATCAACGTCAAATACTGTGTTACCAGAAGTAGAAAAATCACAATCACATTCTTGTGCTGCCATTCTAGGCCCTAACTCATCATCTTGTTTGTTTCTCCATTCTTGGTTTCTTTCTGGGTGTACTGTCCAAGGTAATTTTATGGGGGTAAAACCATTTCTTCCTTCTTGTGCTTTAATCCACATTCTATGAAAAAAGTTACCTGTTCCGTTTGGTGTAGATAAAACAATTGCTCTACCACCCGTTGATAATGTTTGTTGTGATGAACCCCAAATGTCTTCAATTCTATTTTCTTCAATAAAAGCAGCCTCATCAATAATCAACAAAGAAATTGCTTCTGATCTACCAGCATCACTTGCTGCGGACACTGCTTTAATTTGAGAACCATTTTTTAGTCGAAGTGCTAATTTGTTTTTTTCAACAAATCCAATTTGTAACCAGGAAGGTAAATTATCATACATAAATTTTACCTTTGTTACCAAGTTTTTTGCTGTGTCTTGTTTGGTTGCAACTACTAATATAGCTTTATCTCTTTGAAAAACCATCATCCATAATGCAATACCTGCAGATAATGTTGAAATACCTAACTGTCTAGATTTTAAAATAACACTTCTGTCGTTCTTTTGTAGTAATTTTAAGGTAGCTTCTTGAAAAGGATAAAGATTAAATTGAACACGACCTCTAGTAGGGTGTTGAATATAACAATACTTTCTCATAAAGTAGACTGGGTCTTGAGCACATTTAACATACTCTTGCTTTATGATTTGTTTTATATTAGATTGTGCCATATGTTATACATATTGAGCTATAGCGTTTTTAACTTGTTCTATACGTTCCTTAGTTGTACCATTAATAGTAATAGTTTTTTTATTCCCATGCATTTGTATAGTTGATCTTATTTCTTCATCAATTGCCATTCTATATTTAGCATCTGTTTCTCTAACACCATTGTCTTCTATTTCTACACCCTCAGGAGAAACATAAAATAAAAAATCATATTCATTCATTAAGGGTTGAATAGTAGCACATAAATAAAATTTTTCTCCATCACTCATTGATGTTGATAATTTAGCAAATGCCATTACATCAACTACTGTTCTATCAGTGATTATGTTTTTTTGCATTAATTCACTTGCTCTTTCAGCTGCAAATACTAATTGGCCTTTTAAAGTTGAATCAGTATTTAAAGGAATACCCATTTCCATAAGATATTTAGAACGTTCTGTTCGTGAAATATAATTTTTAAATTCAGGTAAATCTTTTAATGCATTTACTAGTGTAGTTTTTCCCACACTCATTGTTCCACAAAATCCTATTCTCATATATTAATTCCTATGTGTTTGTCCTTTAGCAGCTGCTTTTTTATACCAAGGTAAACCTTCTTTACCTTTCATAATTTCATTCCAATCATCAAAAGTATATTCAATACCATTTAAATAATATTCTTTTCGTTTTTGTTCTTTATTAATTAAAGCTGGACCTTCTTCACTATGAAATACTGTTCTGTCTCCCATTTGTAAAGCTAAAGCTATAGTTTTAGAACCATCTTCTTCAATTTTAGATACTCTTCGTGTTTTTCCTTTGGGATTAACCCATTTTTTAATATTATGGATTTCTTCTGCTAAAGCCTCTTCTTTTTGTTCTTTTGTTGTTTGATACTTATTCATATTTTTAAAATTCTATGTTTTCTATAAATTCTGGATATTTTTTTGTTTTTTCTTTATGATCTTCATTTATTAATAATGCTTCAGCAACATATGTACCTTGTGCTCCTGATACTGTGATTCCTCTTGCTGATAATGCATCACCTACGAAATGTACATTAGGAAACCTAGTTAAACTCAGATTATCGTAATTTACTAAAGGTTCTGGTGCTAAATATTTTACTTCAGGCATATAAATTCCCCAATCACTACCTAATGTTGGAAATACTTTTTCCATATCATGGATAAAATCTTGAATGTAAATAGCATAATCTCCTATTGCATCATATAATGGTTCCATGTTTTCTACTACTTGAGTTTCAACATAATCTCCTTCTGTTGTTTTTGAAGGTACTCTATGACTTGGAGAAAAATAAGTTCCTTTACCATCTATTTGCATTTTCTTTACTGCTTCTCTTGCCCAATTAAATGGTTTATCAATGTTTTTAATTTCCATTAATATACCAAAATTAGTCATACCATTAGCATATTTTTCATCTTTTTTAGCGTGGCCATTGTAACTTATATCTCCATATGTGTGTTCAGCTGCTACGTAAGCTGCATTGTTATTTGTACAAAATGATCTTAATGACACACCTTCAGCATCAAATTTTCTATATAATTTAAAATCATAAGCAATGTCAATTAATTTTTGAAAGTGGTGTTGTGGTGCTTCAAATCGTACTCCAATTTGTACTGGTTTTGGTTCTGTTGGCAGTTTGTATTCTTCAGATAATGACTTTGCAAAATCAATTCCTGATTTACCCACACCAAAAATAAGTTTATCATATCTGTCTTCAGTATGTAAATCTTCAACTAATGATTTACCTAATACTCTACAATTTTCAAAATCAATTGCATGTACTTTAGTTTCCCAAATAAATTCTACACCTTTTTCTACCAAATAATCATGCCAATTCTTACCAATTTCATGTAGATAATCGGTTCCAACATGCCATACAGGGAATAACCTTAAACCAAAATGTGGTTTAATAAAATCTGGTTCTGCAACGGGGTTAGAACATTGTACTTCATCTGGGTTTGGGTGAAAACGTTTAAAGTTGTCAATTACTTGATCAAATAATTCCATTGCTTTTTCATCACCTGTATATTTAGACAACTGTCCTCCTATTGATGTGTGGTAAGTTAATTTACCATCAGACCAACCACCTGCTCCTAAAAAGCCTCTCATTACATCTGCTGCTGGTCTTCTATATGGATCTAAACCCATGTCAATAATGGTGATTTTTCCATCAAACCCATTGTCTACTAATTTTGTAGCGGCATTTACTCCTGCAACACCTGCTCCTACAATTACTACTTTAGTCATATTTTATCTTTATTTATTTGGTTAATATACAAAAAAAAAGTGACCCAACCAAATGATTGGGCCACAGCTCCTTTTTTAATTTTTAAATCGTCCGGCTATGAATCGGACTGTATGTTTGTTAGCAATTACAACAAGTGCATTCGCATGTTGTTCCACAATTACATTCTTTACAATTACACATAATTTTTGTTTTTATTTTTTGTTTTTAATAATGTGTTACATTTGCACTCCATCTAATGTCTCCATTAGGAAGTAATTCTAATTTAATATCAGGATTTCCTTCTACTACATCTTTCCCGCCAACTGATTTTAAGTGGTCTATTAATTCTAAAAATATAGAAGATTCATCATATGCATTTGAGGCATATTCTGCTTTTGACCATACATCAGATTGAAATCCTTCTTCAGCTTCTTGATCTACATCGGAATTATACATGGCCGAAACATAATCCACCATTTCTTCATCCATTACTTCTTTTATTAGTTTACCATACTTATTTTCAGTAACCCATTTTTTGTAATTAAATTTTGCCATTATTTAGTTTTTTTTCTTTTTTCCATTGTACGCCCACCAAAGTAAGCACCAATGACTGTAATTAATACTAGTTGTAATAAGTCTGTCCATTTCTGTTCTACTGTAAATGAAATGGTTCCTGCGTCAATAAATATCATAAGAACTGTAGAAACAACTAAAAATATTAAAACAAGTGGTCTTACGTTTTTGCTTAACCATGAATCACTATTCATGTCAGCTTTCCATCTGTCTGTGATGTTAGCTTCCATTTTTGTTTCATAATCTGAAACTAATTCTTGAATTTTTTGTTCTGCAGCTAATTTTTCTTCTTTAGATGTGTGTAAGTTATCTATAACTCCACCTACACCTTTTACTAGGTCGGCTGCGCCACCTGAAAATAATTTTGTTAATATACTCATAACGTTATTGGTTTTTTACTTTATCTTCCCAATCTCTAAAAAGGAGATTGCCTTTTAAATATGCTTCCATTTCCATTTTTCTCATATGTTTATCATCTTGAGCGTATGTTGGTGAAGAAGCATCACCTAAATCTAAATCACCTCTTTCATTTTGAACGTGGTGGATTAATTCATGCGCAAATGATCTACAAATGTCTTTATCGTGTCTGTTTGTAATGTATAAAACAACAGACATGTTTGATGGATCATAGTATGCTGTTTTGCCAAAGATACCTTGAGCATTTTCCTCATCTTGTTTTAGATTAAGTTTAGGAGTATTTTGAATGTCAAATTGCTCTCTTGCTGTTTTATATATTTCCCCTAAGGCTTCTTTTAATTCCATTATGCTTCGTCTTCAGCTGGTTCTTCAACAGGCTCTTCAAGGTCAGCTTCTGCGCTGTCTTCATTGTCTGTGGTTTCTTCTCCTGCTTTAATTTGTGGTTCTTGTAGTAATCTATTAAGGTGAGATTTAGCTAATGCTAATTCTTCTGAATCACCTAAATAATATTCTTTAGCTTCAATTTTAACCGCTAATGAGTATTCTTTATATATAAGTAAAAATGATTGTCCATTAGTAAGAAAAACTTCGTATGATGGTGGTACTGTTGCTGCTGCTTTAGTGTGGGTTACATATCTAACTAAGGGATTTAATTTTAAATCATGTTTTAGGGCATCAACAAGTTCTTGAGGTAAAGAATACTTTTCCTCCATTAAACGGTGGATTTCTTTTTTTATTTGTTCTCTAAGTTGTTTCATTATTTTTTTACTTTAAAAGTCTCGCCATCTAATTCAAATGAATCGTCTCCAGCTTCTTTAGCTTTCTGCATAGCTAAACCAAATGCATTTCCTTCATTTGGCTCTTCATTAGTTAATCCTGATGCTAATGTTTTTTCTTCTCCTTCATACTCCATTCCTTCTTCAGCATTGTTAACCATTTTTTCTGATGAATTTCTAAATTCTTTTTCGCTCATTTCTAATTCAAGCTTTAATTTTTTCATTCCTTCATACTGTCTTCTTGCTTTAGTAACGAATGGTTCTGGAACTGTTGTTCCTTTTTGGGCATAATCTTGGACAATTTCTTCATCTGTTTTTCCTTGGTCAAACATTTCAAAGAATTTTTTCATAGCACCTTCCATAAGAACAGCTCTTTTTTTATACTTATCTACATTTTCCATTAAATTATCTTGACTGCTTGTCATTTCGTAATCTAAATAATGATAAACAGCTGACATATAATCAGAGGCTTTTGTAATTTTAGATTGAACCCAAGAAGGTAATTGAGTCATATCATCCATCATTTTAGCTAATTTAATAGAGTATTCAGCTGCTTTTTGGAGTTGCATTTTTGCATGACGTCCTTCATCATCAACAAACTTATCTTTACCCATATCATTAGTAAATTCTCCTTCGTTAATTTGACTGTAAATGTAATCTAAAGCTGCCTCTTTATCGCCATTGTGTAATTGATCAACAACTTTTTGACCTAACGCTGCATATTCACCATTAGTCTGTGAAGGACGTTCTCCAAAATTGCTTTTAATGTCTAAATATCCTGAACCAATTATAACTAAGTCTTCATCTGGATTATCCATGTCTTCAGGTTCGTATCCTAATGGATCATGAAACATTCCTATTTCTTCTAAATCTTCTTCTTCTAATTCAACTGCGCCCCCATCTTTAAGTTTCTTTTCTAAGTCTATTTTTGCATCTCCTGATAAGGTACCATATCTTGGGTCTTTTTTCATTGATGTTACTGAATCTACTCCTGCATATGTTTTAGTGTCTGCTTCCTTTACATTTTTTCTTTTCATATCTGTGTGGAATTTATTTAATTCTAACCCAAAAGTTTTAGCTTCTTCTGGAGTCATTCTTTTTAATTTTGGTTTTAAGTCTTTTACGTTATGTGGGAAAGTATCTATTAAAGTTTTTAGGTCTTTTACATCAAGTATTCCTAATAATCTAGATAACATAGAATTAGATAAATTTTTTAAATTTCTACCTATAAAAGTAAGTGCGTTTTGTAATCCACCTGCCGTTATTACTATTTCTTTACCATGTACTTCTTCTTCTTTTATTGATTCTTTAACAAAAATAGTTATTCCACCCCCCATATTAGGTTTAGCAATATATCCTGCCTCTTCAGCTCTTTTAATCATAGCTTCTTTTTGACGATCATTCATTGGCTCTGATATAATTGCTCTATAATTGTTAGGATCACCTTCATATTTAACAGGATAACCACCAATAACTTTATTTAATGGATGAGCTTCATTTATTTCTTCAAATTGAGATGATTGAGTTCCCCCCTTTGGTGCAGAATAATCTTTTGCTAAATCATTAAACATTACCCACAAGTAAATATTACCATAAACACCTGCTGGAGATACATCTGATATTTCGTAATCTTCTATGTATGTTTTAAATTGAGTGTATGTTTTAAGT